AATATATATTGCTGTATCTCTAAATTGTAATTTTTCTGTAGTACTAAGTAATAAATCATCAGAGAATTGAAAATAATCTTCATCTTCCATCCATGTTAATACACCATCATTTGATTCTCCATCAAAAGTCATGGCTATATCTGTACCAGATGTTGCGTCACCAATAGTTATTGCCGTACCTAATAATTTAGTTATTGGCCCACCTTCTGCTGCAGTTCCATCGTGAGTATGCCCACTACTTACTGCAAATGCTGCTAGTAATTGGTCAAACTCATTATTAAAATGAGCCGCTTCAATAGTAGAGCCATCTACTATAGTACCACTACTTTGTCTTGTGTATGTCGCTCCCATTTATCTTCTTCCTCCGTTAACGTATTCTAGTTCATAACCTTTTAATGACATTGGTGCTTTATTACTTTTATCATTTAATTTTAGTGCTACTACAAATCCAGACCCTTCAACTGAATGTCTTGCTAAAGGTATACCCGATTCTGCCGCATATATAGCTGTTCCATATGAACCACTACCATAAAAATTCTGTCCTCCGCCTTCTCTTAATGGATAAGCATCTGGTTGAGGTGTACTTGTATCTTCAAAATTATAGCGTAATTGAAATGTTTGATTAGTTGAATCAATTGTATCATTAGCATCATAATTTAATAAAACTCTCTGCATACTTTTTCTTATACCCGGGTCACCTAATGATAAATCGGGTGAACGATAAAATGCGGATATATTTGCTGTTGTTGTTCCGTATGTAAATACATTTCCGGATTCCATATTATATACATATCCATCATAACCACCATATATAGTTGTTTCTAAGTTACTAACTAAATCAGAATCGCAGCAAGCAGGTTTAATTCCTTTTATATCCGAGTATTCAAATCCTAGTGTTCCTGTTTCGGGGTTAGCTTTTAGCACAGCAATAATTCCTTTACAACTTGTTTCAACAGTATCATCTGGTGGATAAAATAATCTGTATTGAGATTTATCTCCTATAACAACCCCAATAACATTGTCATATCCAATATCAGCAATACGTTTTTGTATTTGTTTTGATACTGTACCTAATTCTACATCACCAATTCTTTCTGTACCTGCAATAGTTCTAAAACCATCTTTAGATAAAAACAATAAATCTCCACCAAGTTCTTGAATAGAATGATGGGCTATTGTTCCAACATCTTTTGCAACTTCTGCTAATGCAAAATCACTAGAACTTGTTCCTACAATTTTGTATACACTATCTTCACAAAATATAAACAATGTATCACGAAATACTTTAAGTCCTGTAATTACAGCACCTACTACAATACTACCCCCACCCGTATCAAAATCGTCTTCTGTATAAGGGCCGGAAAATGTTACTGTAGATGTTGCATTTGACATACCCCCATAAAACATATGATTAGCAAATGATTTAACAAATTTAGGATTAGTTGGAGCAGTTCCACCACCTGTAGCGTTTATTATATCCTCTGCGTATGATGTGTTAAGTGTAAACGCACTAGAAGTGCCTGTAGCAATAATTATTTTTTCAGTACCATTAAAATTAAATTTATCAAAATCATAAGTATTATTAGTCCCTTTACTTGTAGCTCTAGAAGTCCAACTTCCAGATGTAGAACCTGTATACACTGTTCCACCTCGAGCCGCTACAACTAAATCATTAAATATTGCTACCATATTTAATCTTTCTGTAGATGCTGATACTTGAGGTACTATTGTAGAATTATATTTTGCTGTTCCAGATATTTTTTTATATCCTCCTGCAATATCGGGTTCAAAATTTTGTAAAGATAATGCTTCTCCGGGTCTCATTGAAAAAACATCTTTATTTAAAATTAATCCCCCAAAACAACTGACAACTGTAGGGGTTATTTGAGAAGTATTTGGCACTACATTACACCTTTACCATAGTAACGAAGATTTACTCTTTCATCACGCATGTATTCTTGTTTTGATACTAAATCTTTTTGTAATCTTTTTAAACCATCTTTGTATTCTTTAGAGGCTATCATAGCATGTTCTGGGTCAGAACGTAACATATAAGCATAATATCTAGCTCTTGTTACTAATAAATCTGCGTATCTGTCATCTAAATCTGGAATATCCCCATGTGCGGATAATTCAGTGTGTTCTTTCCAATACTCTATAACAATAGAATAATCATTTCTATTTGGTACTGGGCTTAAACCTGCTTTTCCACTTTGAGTTTTATAAATATATTGAGGTTCTCCTTGGGAAGAACTTAAATTAGCTTTATCTCTTTCCGCATATTGTCTAATATAATCATCATATGAAATATATCTTAATTTTTTAGGCGTGCTGTTTCTGGATATGCGAACATAGTCTACATCTAAGTTAGTTGCTGTAGATGTATTGTTTAATGTAATAAAAGTTGTTTGTGCTGTTGCTGTAAAAACTGTATCTAATACTGCACCTTCACCAAAATCTGTAACTGTTAAAGTTGTGCTTAAATTTTGTGTCCCTTCTGCTGCAGTACCAACTTGTACTTTTAAAGCTTGTCCGACACTATTTGAATCATAAACTTTTACTTGTAATCTATATTCTGTATCTTTACTTGTAGATAATGATTGATGAATAGCAAAATCATTTAATCTAGCTCTACCATTACCCCCGCTATTATAAGCAGCACTTCCACTTCCTGCTATTGTAGTCCAACTAGTTATATTACTAGTAAATTCACCATTAGTTACTAATTCTTTTGGTTTAGAATAAACTGTATCCCAATCTATTTTACGCCATTCTAAATCCCCACTTTGAGGAAAATCTGTTGTAGGTAAATTATATTCTCTTTGTCCACTATTTGTATTATAAAATGTTTCTTTATGAAGACTTGGTAATTCTTCTAATTCATTATAAACATCATGTAATGCCCTATTAACAAAATTTTTAACAGATGTTTGTACTCCTCGGCTAGATGAAAAAGTAGATGAAGTTAATTCAACTTCATTTAAATCATTTAGTACTCTGTTAGTTATTGTTAAGTATGTTGCCATTATGCCCCTGTATTATTTAATCCTGCAATAGGAAAACTGTCAAATTTTACACAATATGAATTCATAGTTGTTGCTGATTTATATTCTGTAGGTTTGTTATTATATGCTTCATGTAATTCATATCTTGCTACCATACATTTTTCTTCACTTAGATATATAAATCCATTATATTTAACTGAAGGTGCATTTGGCATAGAAAATAAAACCAGCATAAACCATATCTTAATCATCTTTTTTATCTTTTTTATTTTCTAATAAATTTAATATTTTATCTAATTTATTTTCTAAATTATCTATTCTTTTTTCTGCATTAGAATTAGTCTTAGGATACATTTGAGTAATTTTTTGTCCAGTAGCACCTTTTTGTGCTTTTCTTAAATCAATAATTGCCATAAAATTTTTCTATATTTATTAGTCGCTTTCAAATAAGGGGGCCGAAGCCCCCCAAATTATATTAGTTATTAGCCATCGTGTTGAGATGAAGAGTTTCTATCTGTTTCCTCTACACCGCTTACATCGCACAATACAGCAAAAATACGGATTTTTCCCGCACTTGATGCTGCACTTAATACTAATACATCTAGTGTATCAGCACCTGCTATTACTGGTCTTGCAGTAGTTGTAAGAACAGAGTAACCTGTTGCGTTAGTATCGCCATCAACAAAAGTATCAACGTCTCCGCCAGTAATACCTAAATCTAAAGTTACAGAAGAAGATAATGCTGTGATTACCTCGATTCCTGCGTGCATGATTAAAGTTTGAGCTGGTATATCAAGAACTTGAAGTACGTCATTTTGTGCCGCACCTGCATCAGAATTAATTGCTGAAACGTCAATTGTATTTTCAACAAGATAGGGAGTTCTTACACCCGCACTAAATCTTGATGGGGTTGCACCGGCATTACCCGGGCCTGTTACGTCATATGTAGCCATATTATGTGTTCTCCCTAATCAATTAAAAGATGTCTTGTTTGAAGAGCTTCCGAACGAAGAACTTTTCTACCAAAGACGTGAAGGCCTCTAACAATATCAGAAAATGAATCTGGGTCTCTAATTACTTCTGTTTTTGCAATAGCATTAGCAGTAGCAGTTGAAGACATATGTCCAAATAACACTTTGTAATAGTCTGAGGTTGTAGCGGCTGCAAAGTTATTAGTCATGTATAGTTTAAAACCATTTACTTGACCATTAATTACTGCACCGTTTCTTAAAGGTGATGTACCATCACCAGTAATAGACGCATCCATTAATTTAGATGATGCATTTCCAAGTTGTTCATAGAACTCTGGAGATGCTAAAAACCATCTGTTATCAGTTGGAATGTCTGCTGCATGTAAATTTTTAGCTGCTGTTGCTAAGATATCCATTGGGTCAACTTCGGAAGTTCCGAAACCCGTATCCGCACCAGAACCGTCACTACCAGTAGTAGTTCCAGAACCAGACACCATTGCCGCAATTACATTTGCATCGTATGAATCTTTTAGAGCATATGCTCCAGAAGAAGTAGCCAAAGCTTCCCAGTTAACGTGAGCTTGTCTTTCTTCGATATCATCAACTTTAAATGCAAACGCATTAGCTTGGTCTACAACCATTTGAATTTGGTCATCTGCCAAATTCTGAGGAGCAATTTGAGCACCTCTGTTGTAAGAACTAACTGTAATGGTTGGCTCTTTAATAATGTTGACAGTATCTCCGTAAGCTTCAATCTCACCTGCATAATCAGTATTGGTAATATCTTCTACCACTGATGCAGTTCTGAAAAACTTTTGGACTTTTTGACTGTATATTGCCGGTAACCAATTACCTGATGGTAAATTGTTATAACCGGAAGCTGTTCCTATAGCCATAATTTTGTCCTCCTATAGACATAAAGATTAATTACGAATTCTACCTTCTTTTCTAGCAAGGTCGATATCTTTTTCGTGTTTAAGATATTGAACTGGCTTTAACTTAGTTATCTCAGATATACTCCAAATTTTCTTTTGGTTTGTATCTAACTCTTGTCCACGCTTTGTAGAGGTAACTGCTTTTGCCGCTTCTGCTTTTGCATTTTTAATAGATTCTTTCTTTTGACTAGGAAACTTTTTATCCATTTTATACAAATCAATTGCTCGTCCTGCTAAATTTGCGTTATCAGCATTGTCGTACAACCAACCTTGTATATGTGGGTCTTGTTCTTTAGCCCACTCATGAAAGTCTTCAGTTTTTCTAATGTCTTGAAAGTCTGGATGCAATTTCATCAACTCGACTTCTGCTTTCTCCTTTGCAACATTTTGTGTTTGCTCTTGGAGATTTTTTAATTTACCTTCTACTGCTTTAGCTTGTTCTTGAGATTCTTGCATAGCAATACTTTTTACAGTATCATATACATCTGGATACTTAAGTCTCCATGTTTCTAATTCCTTCTTATTTTTAGGAGGAATTATTTCACTAGATTTAGCCGCCAATTGTTCTTTTAACGAACTGACATCATTTCTATGCTTAGAAATAGTAGAATCATAATGGCGTTTAAGGTCGTCATAACGTTTCTTAAACACTTTATCCTCAGCATTAACAGGGCGTTCTTCATTGGGAGTGGCTTCTTCTTCTGAAGAAGTGTCCTTAGAGACGGTAGCTGTATCGTCTGAATTCTCCTTATCTAACTCCTGTTTATATTTGTTTTGATAGGGAGTCGGTTCTAATAATGATTGTGTTTCTTCTACTTGTTCAGCCTCATGCTCAACTTTGGATTCGACATTTTCATTAGTTTGTTCCAATTGTTTTTCTTCCATAATTTCTCCTTGTGGGTGCTGTTGGAAGAACAGGTGGCCCTTGGTCGTTAGGGGCTACACAGGTTGTGTAGGTGGCCTGTTCGTAGTATCTGTCATGTTGCCCTCTGACATCATTCCAGAATTCATTTGATTATTGTCTACTGCGTTTGTATCCATTTGTGCAACTACTTTTTCTAGTTGTGACATTACAGCCTGTGGATTTTGTATTAATGCAGTAACAGGAATATGTATCATTTCTTCAGTTTTAAGTTGGTCTAATTCTGCTACAACTTCTGGTGATGCTCCCTGCTCAATTAAAATTCTTTTTGCTAATTCTTTTTGTTCTGTACTAAAGGTACTTGCAATTGCCATATCTTCTTGACTTGATAACAAGCCTCCTGTTTGGTCTGCAGTCATGCCACCATCGGTCATTTCTTCGCCCATAGGTGCTCTACCTTCATTCATATTATCCATTGTAGGAGGTACAACTGCCTGTTTAGGGGCATTGCCTCCAACTCCTTCCATTCCTGTGGGAGTAGTATTTGTATATCCCATTAAGCCTGTTGCCATTTTATTCTCCTATTAAATTTACCAATCATATTACAAATAGGTTTTCCTATTGAATGTAATATTTTTCCTCTTATTGTTTTTTCTCCTGCTAGATGTTTTGCCCAGTGAGGAACCCATAATTTAGCCCATGCAAAATATACCTTACCTAGTAGTGATTCTTTTTCCATTTCACAAACATAATGTCTTGCCCATGCATGATAACCTCTCATAACATTTGGTTCAGATATCATTAACTCTGCACCATATGCTTCATCTGCTTCCCATAATTTTTCTGATAATAATCCTTTACGATAAAAATAATCACAAATAATTTTACCTTTACTATTATCATCTGAATTTTTTCCCGATGAGTCAGTGTTAGAACTATAAGTGCTACTATTAACTGTAGATTGATTGCCATCGTTATTACGATAAGTAACTTTAGTATCTTGAGCAGCTAAATATTCTTCTTTACTTTTATAGCCAGTTGTGTTATCTGAATGACCCCAAGCAAATCTATCTAGTAATTTACTTGATACATTACCACTATTAATAGATTTAACTGCATCACCCATACTACCCATAGCAGCAGTTTGACCAGTTTTAGTATTGACAAACCTTCCATCTGCATCATAACCCCAATCTTTTGTAGAGCCATCTTGGTTTTTACTACCTTGTGAGCCATCATTACTAGATGCAACTATATCAGTTTTTTGTTCTTTAGAACCTATTGTGCCTACTAGTCTTGTTACTTCTACAACTCCATCACCATATACAGATTTCATTTGTTTATAGTTCATATCACTAGATGCTACAGGTACAGATAAATTAATTGATGGAGAATATATTTCTCCTTGCATAGTAACAATACCCGGCTCTTCTACATGTGGGCCTGCACTTGTTAATCTGTAATTGCCGTAATCTTCTTTTTTAATACCTGCTGAACTTAACCAATATTGTTTATCTGCTTCTATTCTACTAAGGCCTCTGTCCACCATCGTAAGTCCAGGGTCAAATGTTTTAGTTTCTTGATTATATTTACCCACCAGTACATCATAGTTTGGATGAATTGCATTAAATCTATCTTGTTGAGAGAAGCCACCCATATCGTATTCTTTAGTATTATCTGCATCATAAATATTTGCTTCATCTAATACATGCTGTTTAAATATGTTATGAAATTCACCACCTTCTTTATATCTATCATCATCTGTTTGCTGTGCACCGGGATACATACCAAAAGCATTTGGCCCCATTATATTATCATCTTGTGCTAATGTTAAAATTCCTGCAGGCCATTCTGTTTGACCTTCTTTAGCATCTTCTCCATATGAATAATATCCATCATTTAACCAAGTTAAGAATGTGTCTTGCCACCACGGTTCACCTTGTTTATTTAAATCATTATAGATTGTTGAAGTTTCTTTTACAGTACCTCTACCAGTAGGAGCTTCTACAGGGTTAAAGTAACCTTGTGCATAATCTGCATCAACTTGTTTTTGTTCATCAAGTGGTACAAGATATCCTCCTGCATACATTGAATCTGTGTTATCTCCCGGCCCTTTTAATATTTTCCAACCTTTGCCTTCTTTTGCAATAATTCCTCTATCTTCAGCAATATCTAACCAATCTTCAAAACCTTTTTTATTAAAAAATTCACCAACTGTACCTAGTAATTGACCAGTTAATGTTTTATTAAAATAGCTCTCTACATCCATATTGTACTCAGCATATCTATCACTACCCGGAGGTGGTGTTTTCATATTCATTCTATTTTCACCTGTAAAAAAATTACTGTCTAATGCGTATTGGTATAATTGAGAATCACTATAATTTTTTAATCCACCCGGAAGTGTTGTGTATTTATCTTTTCTATTTGGGTCTGTTTGTCCAGTAGATGAAGTTGCTCCGCCTTCTGTTATACTTTTATATAAATCTTGCTGTCTATCAAATGCACTATCACCACCTTCATTACCTCCCATCATACCACCACCACCGCCAGTGTCTACACCGGGTACTTCTGGTGTTGTAATTGGGTCTGTAATAGGGTCTGTAATTACAGGTTGTCCTTGATAATTAGAGTCTGCACGACATACTCCATCTGGCCCCATAACTTGTCCTTCTGGACAACCATTATAAGTAGTTGTAGTATTACCTTTAAAATTTTTACCTGTTACATCATTATATCCTGCGTGAGGACTAAATGTAGTTTCATACAATCCAGTGTCAGCATTAAATTTTATTTGCTGCATAAAATTTTCTGTTCTACTAGGATAATCAGATGCTGTAAATTTTAAACTGTCGTATATTCCCATTATAATATTTCCTATTTTTTAATCTGTTCTCTAAGTCGTTCCATCTGGCGAAGAATTGCCAGACTCCCCTGCTTGTGGTACACTTCCCGTTCCGATGTTGCCACCTCCAGACCCAGTTGGGTCGTTCGGATTTGCTCCTGCAGGTACTCCTCCACTTTGGGCCATGCCGGACTGCCCACCATTGCCTTGATTTTCTCTAATTCCATTTACCATCCCCATTATTTTAGCATTTATTGCTGCTTTCTCTGGGTCGTTGATAACTTTATCGGGGTCAATATCTAAAGTTTTTGCAATTTCCCTAAGTATAGTATGCCATTTAACAAACGGAGCAAGCGAAGGATTCGATGCTGTTTGCATAAATGTCATTAATCTTTGTGACCTAACTTCTTTCATCATCATAGATGAAGTGCCTCGTGCTTTAATATGTAAATCACCTTGTATTTCTGACTCTTCATTAAATTGCATGTTCCATTGAAACATTGCTTCTCCAAGAGGTCTTAATAAATAATCATCAATATTTTTTATTACTGTTTTTATATTAAGTGCAGACGCACCCATTAACATCGACATTCCTGCTGCTGTTCTTGTTGTAGATTGTACACCTGTTTGTCCATGTGAATACGATGGTATACCAGTTGATTCATCAGCTAGTTGTCTAAATCTATCAAACATCATCATATTTTCTGGTGCTGTATTTGGAAATTTAACACCATGAATAGCTTGACCTGTTTGTCCACTCTGTCTTCTAAATATTTTACCCGGATATACAGACATATCTTGACCCGGTACTAACATTGTTTCATCAACATCAAATACTAAGTTACCTGCTAAAGCTAAATTATCAATAGCCATTCTTGCATGCCCATTCATAATCTGTTGTGCATCATCCATATTTTCTGGAATACCTACGCCAAAAAATTGATAAGGATTAATTTCGTAAGGACAAACTTGATATGGTAAACGTTCTGGTGTAAACGGATTCATTACTAATCTAATAATTTTTCCATTGCATACCCAACAATTTATTTGTACTTCATCAAGTTCTGTTGTTGTTTCATCTAAATCTAAACCTGCTAATTCAGCAAGTTGTCTATCCATAATACCCCAGTATTCAAAAACTTCAAAACGATTTTTGTCTATTGTTCTATCATCTTCTCTATCATTTAAAGAAGACTCAAAACTTTTAGGCTCATAGTTAGCACCCATTTTTAAACATTCGCTTATTGCGTTTTCTCTAAAGTATGGTCTATTCATTAAATTACGCAATTGAGATTTATTCATAACGTGTCTTTGAATAACATATTCTGCGTCATCTAAACTAACTGCGTCTGGGTCTGGATAAAAATCCCAACAACTTACAGCTTCAATTTTAGGAACAGTTTTTTTAGATGGGTTATATATTTTTTCTCCATCTACTTCATCCCATTTATGTGAAACTTTTTCAAAATTAAATGGGCCTTTAATAACTCCAGTTCCTAGTAAAGCCATTTCAAACATTACATGTCTAAGTATAGTAACTGCATGACTTTCTTCTAATTGGTCATGAATCATTTTTTCCATGTTAGAAGCTGCTAGTGCTGCAGGCTCTATTTGTGGCATAGATTTTAAATCTGGTGCAGGGCCTTCTTCAAATCCTGCGTCAACAAATTTCTTTGCTAGCCCACCTAAAAATTCATTTGTAGTTGTACCGGGTGGTAAGTCATTACCATCTCCAGGAAAACCATAAAGGCTATCAACTTTTTCTTCTTCTGGTTCAGATTGTCCCTTTAACTCATCGGGCTTAATATGAGCATACTCTGAAATACCTTCTGGTATAGGAGTAGGTTCAACACCAATAGGAAACTTTCCTGTTCCAAATAATACTTCAATTAATTGTCCAAAAGAAGCAAGAACTTTTGTTTTAGTAACTTTAACAAAAACTTGAGATTTCTCTTTACTACTAAATGCCATATCAGAACTATAGATTCCTCTATAATTACGATAAGCTTTTAGCCAACGTTGTTCGTCACTATATCTTGCATCTTCTGCTCTTTTAAATCTAGCAGAAATTATTCCGGGAAGAGCAAACTCTTCTATGGAATTCTCTTCCTTTTCCGGAATATTAACTTCTTCTATCATGTATACTCTTAGTTATTGTGTGAGCCTTGCGTATATTTTGCAGATGCAAAAGATTCTATTTTTTCTTTTGGTTTTTTTCCTACATCAGCAGACAGTTCTCCATGACTATATTTTTTGTGCATGCTACCTTGCATTTTTTCTTTTGTATGCATACCATACTCATCACCAAATTCTCCGTGCTTATATTTTTTCATAATTGGTTGTGGCATATTAATATCCTATTTTTTTAATTTTTGTTTTAGCTTTTACTTTTAATGGCTTTTTTACTTTTGGTTTTTTCATAGCATTTTTTACCATTGTCATTTTTGGTTTTCCATACATATTAATAATCCTTTTCGTTAGCCATCTTAAAAAAAGATGCTTCAACTTTGTTTTCAATTTTCTTTGGGAAATCTACTGGTCTAGTTTCATAGTTAGCTTGAATACTCATATCTAACTCTTTACCTACTGGTTTATCTTTTGGATATTCAGCACCAAGGTCTCCCTGCTTATATTTTGTT